CCGAGAAGCCTTCCGATCAGATCTTTGACCTCGCCGCATGATCCGATAATCTCAACCCGCTGGAGATCGCCAATTCCAACACCGATTGCGACGGCGCCGTCGCCGAGTCGCCGAGATTGTAGCCGGCGCCCCAGACATATGCTGTTCCCTGATAGGCGAGCGCGTTGTGGGGGTAGAGCGCCGCGAGATAAGGCCAAACCGCTTGCGGCGTCGTGCCGTTGTAATTGCCTACACCAAGCTCCGCGAGAAAATAAACCGACAGATCCTTCCAGACGAGCCCGACGCCACTGATCGGTCCCTCACACAGCGCCATCATGATGTCGGCGGTGTAGGTGTAACTGTCGGCCGCGGCGCCGCCACCAAACAAGCCGCCCTTGCCGCCAATGCCCTTGCCGTTGCCGCCTGGCACCGCTTTGAAGTTGGCGTACCAGATGACGTTCGCTGCAATCTTATTCTGCCCCCAGACGATCGGGATCGGCAGAATCGAGACGGACGTCTGAAGCTGGAGCGCCGTGTAGTCAGGCTTGGCGTTAGCGCTGCGGCGCAAGAAACCCACTGGTCAGCCCCAATAGCTGGCGAATTTCGCCGTCTTTATGCGTCCAAGAAGATCGGCATTGGCCGCGATGACATCCTCGACAACATGGCTCGATGGCGCAAAGGCGTGGATGATGGCCAGCGGCTCTACGCGCGACACAATGCCGGCGTGCGCGAAACAGCGCCCGATACGGAAAAGGATGATGTCGCCGAGCGCTGGCTCACGGACCTCATGAGAACGGGCGAGGAGGAACCCAAGGTAGCGTTCCTCGTTCCGATGTAGGAACCAGTCGCGTGTGTATGGTCGAGGGTCGAACGGCTCGACAAGTCCGAGGTCGCAGTAGACGCGCACCAGCAAAAGTGCACAGTCGACGCCGTGGCCCTTCACGTCAGCAGCATGATGGTAGGGCGTGCCGATCCACGACCGGGCCTCGGCGACCACGGCGGCCCGCTGCATGGCGCTCATCTGTAAGCCTGCGGGTCACGAATGACGCTCGACCAAGCCCCGGGGAAATAGAGCGTGCCATAAGGGGTCGCGCAGCCGCAGAGCGCGAGCGCGATGAGGAGGCAGATCGCCTTCATTTTCTCAGTACGCCAATTGCGGAGGTGGTACGTATGGAAACCCCCGGAAATTCGTCAGATTGTTGAACTTGCCCTGACACGTCGCTTGCGTGTGATCGCAGCCGAAGGCGACATTGAAGGTGTCGCCTGTCGCCGGCGCGAACGGCAACGGGTACATCAACGTGTAGCCGGAGCCTGCCGCGGCCGCCTTGACCGTCGCGCGGATGTTAGCGTTGGCTCCTGAAGTGAAAACGAGAGATCCCTGCGCGTCGCCGGCGCGCGCGCCTGACCATGCTATCGAATTGGAGGTCGAACCAGCGCCGACAACTCCATCAGCGCTGTACGTGCCCCGGATGACGCCGCAGCCGGCGTCATAAAGGACATGCAGGCACGTCGGAGAAAACAGGTTCTTCGGCATGTCGTAGTCGAGGATGACGAGGTCCGAAGCGACGGTCAGAGTCGCTTGGGTGCGGCCGACGTTGTCGACGGTGGAGACGCGGCCCTGAAAGAGGCGAACTCCGCCGACAACAGAACCTTGAGGCGCAGTGAGAAAGACCCTATCACGATAGACTGGAGCCCCGTCGAATGCTCCGTCACGAAGAGCGATGAGAAAGGGCGCGCCATTGATGACGTCGGAAGAGCGGGCTGCGATGGTGATCTGTTGCTTGTCGACCTCGAGACCGACGGCCCCTTTATATTTTAGGCCAGAAACAAGGGGTCCGTTCGCCCTGAACACGAATCCGTTGTAAGTGATGTCATAGTCGACATTCGTCCACGTGTACTGCGATCCAGCGGTGGTGATGAAAGTGAAGCACTCGGCGAAGGCGATCGGCGAGTCCTGCGCAGCGCGCGCGGCGTTGACCAGGCTGATGACGGCCGCGGTGGTCTGTTTCATGACCAGGACAATTCCCGGAGGCTGGCCATGGGCAAATACATGGCGGTGGCACAGGCCAGAAAAGCGAGGGCGCCGACGGCAAGCATCACGACGTCTTCGCTGCGAGCCGGCTGAATTGCGATACCATCCGAGCAAACGGCGCTTGGCTAAGGCAAAGGCTTCGACGCATGCCCAGCTGGATAGGTCTGCACGCGAGCTCCAATGGGCCGACTGAGATTTTCACGACGTCCTCACCGATTTGAACTTGACGCTGTCGACCCTCCATAGATTCGACATGAACTCCTCGAAGTCTTGGTCGTCGGAATCGAACCGGCATTGGAACGCGTAGGTAAAGGTCGCCGCAATCGACATCCCCGCGCCGGGCGCTGAAGCGAACACGAGCGAGTTGGGCGTCGATAGCGACCAGCCGGATGGCTGATTGACGTTGTTCAAAAACACGTTCGAGACGCTCGTGACCCAGCCGACCGGCTCGAGGAACGCGCCCATAAAGCGGGAGAAGGCGAAGGTCGTAGTCGCACCATCGCCAGTGGCGAAGGTCTCGTTCGTCGCTGCGCTGTCGGTCGGATCGTTGTAAAGGAAGGTCCCAAATTGGCCTTGCATTTGCAGGAAGAATCCCAGGAGGGCCTGCATAGAATTCCCGCCGAGTCCCGAATACGCATTCGGCGATGACGAAAGGCCGTCGAAAGCCAGCTCGAACTGCCAGATCGGGTTCTGATAGAGAGCGTCGCGAACTTCCCGCCCGGACACATGGCTCGCAACCAGCGTCGAAAACACTGGCTTTTTGTGCACTCCAGCCGAGGCCGGCGAGTGTCGGGAAGCTCGGGGGCGTCGTCACGGTCTCACCGTCGACAACCGCAGCGTCCGGAGCGCCCAAAGCATTGTCATAAACTCCTCGAAGTCTTGGACGTCTTCGGCGAAGCGGCAGAGCCAGAGAACGTCAAAGTCGGCGGTGATGGCGACGCCGGCGCCGGGCGCCGACGCGAAGGTGATCGCGGGTAGATATCCGGTTGAAACCGACCATCCGCTCGGCTGCGACACGCCGTCGAGATAGGCGGCCGAGACCCCCGATGTCCCAAAAACTGGCCCGCTATAGCCGCCAATTGACGCGACGAGCGGAAAGACCGTCGTCGCGCCGTCGCCGGTTCCGATCGCTTGCCCAGCGATCGCGCTCAAGCCCGGCGGTCCGACCCAGAAGGGTTGATCCGCGCCGCTTGCCTGCTCGAAGAACCCTGCAATCGCCTGCAATTCCTCCTCAGCCGCCGCCGAGCGCAACGCCTCGTAGGTCAATTCAAGGTCGAAATAGGGATTGGCGGTATGTTGGGCTCGCGTCTCGCGCCCAGATACGTGCTCGGCGATCAGAGTCGAAAACTTCGGCCTCAGGCGGGTCGACCAGGCGAGCGTCGTCAAGGTCGGGAAAGTTGCGTAAGCGCCGGGGGTCGGTTGCGGGCTCGGGAGAGGCGGCGGCAGGACGGCGCGCAGGCCGTTGATCCAGAAGCCTTGTTCCCAATTTCCGGCGTCGCCCCATGACTGATTTTCGACTGGAAATGTCGGGAACGGCCGCGCGTCCCAATTCCAGACGCAGCAGAAATTCCAGTTGAGCATCGGCAAGCCGCCGACGCTCTCGTTGGCGCCGTCCAGGTTCCAGTATTCATGGACTGCTTCGAGGGCTAGCGCTTGAATCGTATCGTCGCGTCGCGGCAGATAACCGAGTTCATTGGCCGGGTTCCAGATCGACCAATAGGAGGTGAAGCTCTCCGTCGATTTTGGATCGAAAAAAACGTTTGGCTGATTCGTCGACCGGTCGCAGGCGGCAAAGCCATACTCCAGCATCAAGATCGATTTTGAATTGGGGACCCATTCAGTGTGCGGCCCCGTCGGAACCCATGCCCCGCTAGAAGCTGGCGTGGCGTAAACCGCTTGATGAGGGTTGTTCCAAAACCAACGCAGTTGCTTGTTGGCGAGAAGCTCCTGGCCTGGAGAATACGGGTTACGAGCCTGAGCCAGCCGGTCGCCTTCCGGCAACGACACCTGCAGGTCGGTGCCATTCGGATCGAGGCCGCGGCCGCGATTGTCGCTGTCGTTATAGAACCAATTGAAATATTGGCCGCCCTCGATCCCGGCTTTGAGATAGGGCATCGAATAGATCGTCGGCGGCCCGCTGAGCCCAAGACCGCCCATGGCCGACGGCGATGGAGGCCACGTCCCGGTCGGGGCTTGCTGAATCCACTCGGAACCGTCAAGGCCGCCGTTGGCGGCGGTTGTCCAATCGGTCAGCGGGAGGTAGTTGTCAAAGGAAACGAAGTCGATGTTCGTGTTGGCATAGAGCTGGTCCAGATGCGGCCACTGCCCATCTTCTCCTGGATGCTGCCAGCCCATCCAGCTCGACCAGTCGGCCGAGTAGCAAATCAAGTTTTCGAGCGTCGTCGCGCTTTTCGCGAAGCCCAGGTTGTCGAATGTGGTCCTCACGTCGTTGGCGAGCGTGTTGAGCGCTGCGACCATCGGATAATCCCAGATCGCGGCGCCAGATCCATCCGCTGCGCCAGCCTTCGTCCAGGCCGGCCCCCGCAGGATTTCCATCCCGCGCATTTCCGATCCGATCACGAACAGATTGACGCCGCCGGCGACGGTGCAGAGGTTCGCGTAGTGCAAAATCATCCGGCGATAGGTCCAATCGTACAGGTAGCCGGAGTAGGCGACTGTCAGATTGATCGAATCCGGTGTGAAGTCAGCGACTGTCGCTGGCCCCATGAAGGTCGCGACGTCGTTCGTCGCCGTCTGGCTGAGGTCCCCGGACGAAGTGATGCGGCCACGCCACGGAAAACCAGGACCGGTCCCGAGCAGGAACGGGTAGAAGATAACCTTCAAGCCGCGGCTCTTCAGATCGCGGATACACCGAACGACGCTCTGATCGCTTGGTGTCCCGCCGTAAACGAAATTGCTCGTCCCCGGCAGCATCGCTGGCGGTATGAGATCGCTAGACAATTCTGTCAGGCTCGAAACCATCCAGTGATCGTCAACCCAAACTCCGAATGGATTGACCGGGCCAGAGACCCATCGCTTGAAGGCGCCGCCGATGTAATTGTTCGTCGGATAAACGTGGCAGACAGATGCGTCCTCAGAATCAAAGAACCAGGCGATCACAACCGAGACCGTGGTGCATTCCGGGTGCTGCGCCTGCAACTGATCGAGCGAAACCGAATAATTGGTCTTGTCGTTCGGCGCGCCAGCGAAGAAGTTCATGATGAACGCTTGATCGAGGCCGTACTCGCCGCGCTGGAAGCCGAAATAAGGGATGGTGTCGTAGGCGAACTCGCCTGTCGACGGCAGCAAATGGACGCCGAGAAGATTCGGGTTGCTCATCGGCCATTGAGTCGCTTCAGACCAAGCGCCGCGCCGTGGCGCACAGCCGCATCGAGAGCCTTGGCCATGCCAGGGCCATTCGAGCGCATCCATGAGGCGACCGAAGGTCCATCAATCGCCGAGACATTAAAGTGTGTGGTTGGATGAATAGCCACGGACGCGCTAGGCGAAGCGCCGCCGCTCGCCGAAGTCGTCAGCATCGAGCGAAAGGCGCCCGCTTCCGCCGCTGGCATGATGAGCTCATTGTGATGGATGAGAGTCAGCATGTCTCCCGGCGCCCGCCACATGCCGATGTCGGCCGACGCGACGGCCCCCGCCATGCCGGCGACCGTAGCCTGCGCCGCCGTAGCGGGGCCCATGGCGAATGGACCCATGAGCGGCGCTAGAAACCCAAACACCCCAGCGAATGTTTCCGCCGCCGAGGAGAGGATGGATCGGACCATCGCCGCGCCCTGTGCGCCCAACGAAGCCGCGGCCCCAGCCTGTTCCGCCCCCGTACGAGCGGCGACGCCCGATGTGGTGGCGGCGGTCTTCATCGCCTCCGCCAAGGCGTAGTGCTCGACGGTCGTTTCGCACCACTCGATAAACTTGACCAGCAAGTCCTGGAGCACGTTAGCAAACGCCGTGCGTCAAGTGGTCGTCCCGGTAATGAGACCGCGCAGTTGGGAATTGACCGCCTGAGTGATAGAATTGCCAAACGCCTGACAGTCGCGCTCCTGGTCCTGCAGGGCCGAGCGGGTTAACGCCGCCATCTGATCGTCACGGCGTCGGGTCGCTTCGATGACCATGTCGTCGACGCGCTGTTTTGCCGCCAGCGATTGGTCGCCGAGAGCCTCATCTCTTTGCAACGCGGCTAGTTCGGCAGCGTATTCTGTGTCGAGAGCCTGCTGCGAAAGCGTTAGTTTTTGCTGCTGGGTGATTTCGAAAAAGCGCGCCTCCTCGGAATAGAGGGCGAGCTTCTGCTTCGTCGCGTCTGTTAGGATTCTCAATTCTTCTGAGGTTGCGAGTTGCGCCGCCCTTGCCGCGTCGGCATAGGCCGCATCGTCCCCATCCCGCAGCGCCGCTGCGGCGCGGGCGCTATCGGCGGTGAACGACTGCTGAAGCGATTGGGTCGCCGAGAGCGCGTCGCGATAGGGCGTCAGATGATCGGCGCTGAAAGCTTGGGATGCAGCGCTCCCGAACGAGGCCAACTGCCGGTTGATTTCGCCGAACGGCGCGGCGAAGGTTTGCAGTGCATCCTTTGCCTCGCTGACTTGGGAGACAAAATCGTTGGTCGATGCGCTGAAGCTGACGGAGACATTTGCGTAGGCCATCGCTGATCCTTGACCTTGGCGGATTCGTCAGAGGGCCCCGTTCGAGAAGGCCGCCTTAAGTTCCGCAATCGTCGGTTGGCGCGGCGGCGCATCGTCGCTTGGCTCGCTATACTTCAGCGCAGCGGCGACGAGCCAGTGAACGGGCGGGTTGCGCCGCCATTCGGCCCGCAGCGCGAGAAAGCGCGGCATCGTCAGCTGGTCGAGCGCTTCGTCCCAGCGCCAGCCGGTATTGGAGACGACCTGGGCGATCAGGGCGTCGAAATCGACTTTCCCACGCTTGGCGACGCCTCCGGCGTCGCGTGCGCAGGCGAAGCCTGATCCTCAACTTTGCCGGGACGAAGGCCAGCGGCCCTGGCGACTGATGGAAAAGACTGGATCAGTTCGCCGACCGAGAACGGCAGATCGAGAAAGTTCGCCAAGGAAAGCTCAGGCTCGACGAAAGAGATCGCTCGCCAGGTCGCTTCGGCAAGACGATCGAGCTGGGCTTCGCTCAAGCGCGCTACGGATTCGGCAGACATCGACGCACCGCCTGCTCCGAGATAAGCGTCGAAAAGAGCAGGCTGGATCGCTTTGATCGCACGGAAAGGCAGATGCGGAATCGACCAAGTCTTTCCGCCAAGTGAGATGACGAACGCCTCCTCGCTCACGCCGCGTCTCCGAAGTTGAAGGTCATGACCTGACCGGCGGCGTTGGCGAACGCCTGGAACTCGAAATCCGGCTTGGCGAAGTCCTCGATGTTGGTGTCGAACGAAAACTTGCTGGCGACGCACTGGTTGAGCGTGACCGAGAATTGTGCGTTTGTGGTCGGGTCGGTCGCGAACAGCAGCGCCGAGAAGGTCGACGTCGGTCCAACCAGGGGGTTGCCAATTGTGAGAGACTCTCCCTGCGCCGAACTCGTATAGGTGTAAGAAATCAGAACCCCGGCAGCGGAATCTGCGCCGGCAAACGTATAGACCCCCGCCGCGCTGACCGAATATTGTCCCGCGACCGGCGATGAGGCGACCGCGATCAGCGGAAGTCCGGTTGAAGCGTAAGTCACGCCCTGGTCGGCGACGAAGTGCGCCGAGTTCGTGACGGTGATCGTGTAGGGGGTCGACGCTGGGACGCTATGGACCTCGGCGAACTGAGAGAGCGTCGAACCAGGGGTGGGAACCTGATTGTAGAACAGGCGACCGAGGGCTTGTCCGCTGAAACGCGCCAGGGACGCCTTGCACGTGACTTTGCGCGTGCCGGATCCGACGGCGACCGGGAAAGCATATTGGCCGTAGAGCTCCTTGACACTGACCGAGGTGTCGACGCTGACCTTCTGGACGAGCCCGAAGTTGATCGGGGTCGGATTGGCGACGTTCAGTTGCGTGCCGATCAGCACGCCCGAGCCGAATACGAACATGAGGATGAGCTCCATGGAGAGATTTATGAGGATCGCGTCGCTGCCGACACAAAGGCGCAATGGGTTCCCGTTAGATCGTTCAGAGAGGCGAGGAACAGTACGGCTTCACGGCCCGATCAGTCGCACCGCGACCACTGCGAGGCCGTCGCCGTCGAGGTCGCCGGTGTCTCGAACCGGCACGGCAGTGATCTTGCAATCGTATACAGCGCCGCCGAGCGTCTGGCGGCCAAGTCCGATGTTGGAGCTTGCGGGCGCAAGCGCCGCGTCGATCGCGTCGAGAGCGTTGTTGATCGCGGTCGCGCCTGGAGTCGTCGGGTCGCGGGCGTCAAAATAAAGAAAGAGCTTGGCCTCCAGCGTCCGTCGGGGCGTCGCCGGCGAGCCCCATTGATAGGATTCCGGGCCCGATTCGAGCTGGAAGAACGCGGGCCGCAGCGCGGCTGGAACTTCGCTCCATAACTTCATTCGCCGCGACGCGACGCCCCACGGATAGGCCGTGGAAACGGCGGTGAACAACGCGGAGAAGGCCGCTTCGCGGGTCATGCGCCCTCCCATGCCTGGGTCGCGGCGTCGGTGAGCGACGCGAGGATCTCGTCTTTCATGTCGTCGAGCGCCGAGCGCAAATAGGACCGCTCGGGATCAGCGAGCCGGGATGCTCGACCCTTCGGGCAAAATGCTGAACGCCGCCGATGACCAAGGCGAGCACGTCGCCCTTCGCTGGCAGGATCTCATGCGCGCTCGTTTTGCCGCCGTACTCTTGGATCGCCGCATATTTCACGTCGCCTTCGGATCCAACCGTGGCGAGAACGCCGTCTGCATCGGCAGAGACGCTGGCGACGATCGAATCGCTGAGCGCGCCGGAGCACAAATTCAACGCGCCGCCAGCGAGCTTGTCGCTCTTGACCAGGTCGGCAAGGGCCGCGGCGAGTTCGGTGGCCTTGCCGCCGAGCGCCGCTTGCAACGCGGCCGGATAGCCTTCGAGCCTGGCGCTTGTTTCGTCGAGACCCTCAAGTTCGAGCGCGAACATTAGAGGATGACCCGCTTATAGGGTTGCAGCATCGCCTGGATCGGCGCCGACATCGCGCTCATGTCGTAGGCGATCGTTTCCTGGCCGCCGATCGACTTCGACTTGAGCCCGATGCGCTCGGCCGCGCGAAAACGCTCTGCCGCCAGTTCGAGGGTCGCCTGCGCGATATCCTGCGGCACGTAGCCGTAAGAGATGGAAACAGATTGGCCAGCGTCGGCTGCAGAGAAGGTATAAGTTCCTGCGCTGACCGCATATTGACCGGCGACGGGGGACGCTGGAACAAGCGTCAGCGGCGCGCCGGTTGCAGAGTAGATCACGCCGAGGTCCGATCCCCAAGCCCCGTACGGCGAAAGCGCCGAGAGCTGGAAGGGCGCGGCGGCGGGAACTGCCTGGGTCTCGTTCTGGACCGCATATCCGGCGTTGTACGACACGACGAGACTCTGCCGCCCCGGCCGATATCGGCAGCCGAACAAATCAAGCGCCTGCGGGCGACCCGGCGGAACGTCGTCGCCCGGCTCGAGGGCGTAGCCGACTGAAGCTTGCAGATCGGCGTTCTCGTCGGGCGGAATGGCGATTCCATGCCATGCCGCCGAGGTCACCTGCAGCACAGGCCAGTGCCTTAAGGTGACGCGACTGGTCTCGAGATCGATCGTCTCTGTGAAGGACCGGGGCAGCAGACTGGGGCGGCTCAGCGCCGCGTAGACCGAACGGCTCGCCGCGGTGACAAGCGACGCGAGCGTGGCGTCGTTCGGGCCGGGCGCGGAGGGCAATCCGAGCCAGGCCTTCAAGGCCGCGACATTGGTCAGATCGAATGGCGACATGCAACGCTCGCAAAGACAGGCTAAAGCGGAAACGACCGCGGGTGGCGGGTCCCTCGCGGCGACGCGCCACCCGCAGCTTGAGCGTCAGCCGTTGCCGATGTTGGTGATGATGCCGATGCCGAATGAGGCGTAGATGGCCAAGACCTCTTCAGTGTAGACGCCAAACTCGCGGCGCCGGGTGCGGACCGGCCAATCGACGCGATAATAGTCGCGACGGGTCAGGACCTCCGCGACATTGGGCGTCTCGTTCGATTGGTACCAGGCCGGCAATCGCTCGCAGTACGCCAGGATCGTGCCGGGCGGCAGGTCCGGATGCACCGGCATCGGGATTTCGACGCCCGTGAACGGATTGTAGTACCAGCGCACGACCCCGGAGGCGGTGAACTCGTACGGCGCCGACTGAGAGGCGTCGACATTGTAGCGAACGAGCGGCCCAGAGCTGTTGGTCAGGCACTTCGCCGTGATGTTCTTCTGCTCCTGCGCGTTCACGTAGATCACCGTCGGCGACAGCCGGTAAGTGTTCCACATCTGCATCAGCATATTGTCGATTTCGACGATCGAGCCCCGACCAGACGGCGTGAGGAATGTGCCGGTCCCCGCCGTGCCGGAAGCCAATGCCTGCACATAGGAGCTGGTGGCGGGGTTGAAGCCATCCGTCAGCAATCCGTCGAACGCTACCCCCTGGTTGCGAGAATTGTCAGCGGTGACGACGGTGGCCGCCTGCTGACTGGTCGTGAGCGGCGCGCTGAAGGCGGCGCTGTTGATCGTGGTGATCGCCTGCAGCGTCTCCGAGCCGGCCGCTCCCACGTACCACGCATAGGCGACGGCCCCATTGACCACGGGGACCGTTGCAAACAGCGTCTGACCAGCGCTTACAGCCTGCGTCGCGTTGGTGCTGCGTAGCGAGGATCCGCCGCTCAATGTATAGGTGTTGCCGTCGTTACCGGTGATCGTCATTGTCGTCGCGACGCCGCCGGCAAGCGTAGAATTGCGGAAACCTTCAAAGGTTAGCGCGACAACGATGACCGAATAGGTCGCAGCCGGCAGCGTTCCGCCCGTGCCCGAGGCGGTGAGCGTCGGTGTGCCGGGCTTGCCGAGCTGAAGCGACGTGTTGCCGCCAAGCAGCGCCGTCTCTTCCTTGCGCATGGTCTTCTGCAGGATGCGAAGGGTGGCGGTGGCGTTGATGTCTTCGAACCCTTGAGCAGCGGCCTCCGCTTCGAAGGTGACCGTGTCTTCCTCGCCGAGCGTCACATAAGGGAGCGTGATGGAGGTGGCGGAATAAGACATGCTCGCCGAACGTTGGCCTTCCGGAACCCAGCCCATCGCATCGAAGCCCGAGCCGGTCGTGGCGAAGATCGAACGCCAATGCGCAGCGTCGCCGGGGTTGAGCCGCGCGACGCGAGGCAGCGAATTTCTGAGCGGCGTGATCGTCGGATAGAGGTTCTTTGCCGGCGCCTGCAGATCATAAGCCGTAAGGCCGGTCTGGATCGTGACGTTCTTGGCGAGCGATTCTTTCATCAGACCCAGCGTTTCTTGGGTCGTCAGCGCAATGTTCATGAGATCAGTCCTTTGGCGCGGATGGGAGTTGACGGGGGGTAGGCGCGTGAGTTGATTGGCCGAACCTGATTTGCGCCCGGCCGAAAGGGCGTATGCGGAAGGTCCCGGATCCTCAGCCTTCGAGCGCGGGCTCGATCCGTGCTGAGTCACCGCTTAAGCGAGGGGCGGCAAAGGACGTCTGCGCCGGCCTGGGCCCGCGCGTTACCGGCGTGACGTCGCAGTCACTCGTCGAAGCTCGGATTGTGGAGATTGACGTCGCTGAACTTCACCCGGAGTTTTCGCTCTTGGCTTGCTCGGTCTGGCGCGAGCGCGACCGCCTTCTTGAAATAGGGCAGAAGCGCATTCTCAAGCGCGAGAATATCGACGCCTGCGGCGATCGCATTTGTCGGCGCGCCCGCGGCGCAGATCGTCTGCGCCTGTGCGTAGGCGTTCTTGGCGTCGGCGTTCATGGTCGCCGACGCTGGCCCGAGCGCGGGGAGCGCTGCGCACACGTTATTGTAAGCGGCGGTAATGTCAGCCGTTGCAACTGGCGTCAGCTGGCCGGTGGACGTGCATCCGGCGAGCGCGCCGCAGACGGCGACAAGGGAGAAGATGGACTTGAAGGAAGTCATTTGAGTCTCCTCGAGAGCGGCGGAAGGTTAGGGCGCGGCGTCAAAAATCCGCGCCAGCGCGGGCTGCAAAAATCTGCGGCGGCCGAAGCATCGAACGGGGTACCGATCGCCGCCGTGAGCGAGGCGATGGTCCGCTGAGCCTCGACCGCCGCCTCGCCCGACGCCGCGGCGTCGGCGATTCCGTCGGCGGCGACCGGGAGGGAAGTCGCTGCGCGACGGGGTTTGGAAGCGGACGATAGACTGCTGGCTAAGCCAGCGCGGCGTTTTAGAAACGCGGCGGCGCGGGATTCGCGAGGCTGAGTTTGGTGAGCGCGAGCGCCCGCTCGTGAGCTGGCAGCGAGGCCAGGCGCTTGACGGCGTCATCGGCGCTGACGAGGGTCTCGTCGGCGCCGTCGGCCGTCTTGGCGACAGAGCGCAAAGCCGCCTTGGCCGGCAGCGGCTGGGCTTCGAGCGAAGCGATGCGCTTCTTCATGTCCGCGAGCGCGGGGGCAAGATCGTCGAGCGCCTTGCGCAGGCGGGCGTTTTCGGCCGTCGCGCGGTCGAGCTTCAATGCGGCGTAGGTGAGGGCCTTGGCCAGCGCGTCGGGCGCGCGCGCGCCGCCAACAGCGTAGGAGAGACTGGCCGCCTTATCGGCGCTTTCCTTCCAGTCGTCCGGCAGCACGCTCTCGGCGCCGATGGCCTTGGCGCGGGCAATGATATGCGCCTTTATGTCCGGCTTCTTGCCGGTTCTGAAATAGTCCCTCACGGCGTTCTCGACGTCCTTGACGGACCGGATCGGATAGGAGCCGTCGGGCATGGCGACGCCGTCTTCGGCGTCTTTCTCACGCTCCGGGGCCGAGAACTCGCCCTTGTCGGCGTCGCAATCATCGTCGCCGGCGTCGAGGCCGTCGTCCATGGGGGTATCAGTCGCCTCGTCGCGAGCAGCGAAACCGCGTCTTTCGATCACGCCGCCCTTGACCACGTCGAACGTTGCGTCGGGCACGCAAGGCAGATCGACGAGCGAGATTTCGTGCGGCTCGGCGGTATAGCGGGTTAGGCCGCTGTCGGCGTCCGCCCACCGCTTCACATAGCGTCCGCCCTGGCTGAAGCCGGTGTAGACCCCCTCCTGAACCTTCCGCCATTCGTCGTCGTCGACAATCTTGGCGCAGACCGCGATCCGCTTTGCGTCATCGTCGAAGGCGATGTCGGTCAGCTTGCCCGCGGCGACGGCGCCGTGCATGGCGCGGACCGCGCCGAGCGATTTGCCGCCGCTCGCCGCCGCGGCTTCAGCCGACCATTTCTCGAAATAGGGCTTGCTCGAAGCGTAGTCGAAAATCTCGCCCGAGCGGTCGGGCGTCTCCGCCGTGGCGACGCCGGTGACCAGGCGCCGGTCGAGATCGACCTTGGCGAGCGGCAGGAACAGGTCGAGAGCGGACATTGAGGCTCCGGATTGAAGCAGCGAACGGCGCCCGGCGCAGAGGGCGCACAAAGGAAGGCATTGTCTGGAGAGGCAGGAAGGACGGGGCGCCATCGCCTCCGTCACTTCTCCCACTGTAGCTAAATATGCCATGACCGGCGTAAGCGGTCAAGCAAATGTTCTCTTTTTGTTCTAGGCCCCGGAATTGCTGGCGTTAGCGAGGATCGTCGCGTCCAGGTTTGGCGCATATCGCGCGCCGTGACGCCCGGACGAGGTGAAAATTTGAGCGTCTGCGCCTGCTCGAGCGGGTCGATGAACGTCGTCGCCGACCCAGACGAACTCGAGGCCCGGCTCGTTCATGCAGACGCAGATCACGTGGTCGAGCGCGTTCTTCACCCACGCCTTCAGCGGAACC